AAATCAGTAGCAATCCAAGCAACTAATGTAAGTATTGATGGAGTTGATAGATTGACAATGGATGCCAAGAAAATCTACTTAGGAGCTAATGCATCCTACAAAGGATCTTCAGAAGGAGGAACTCCTGAACCTGGAGTTTTAGGTAATCAGTTAGGTAATGTATTAGAACAATTATTACTATCTTTAGAGTTGATGGGAAATACTTTTTCTAAAACAGAAGAATTTTCATTAGTAACTGATATTGTTTTTGCAGGATCAATTCTCAAGAGTAATATTGAAGGAGTGAGAAAGTTGATACCATATTTCAAATCAAATAAAGTGTACATAGAATAATGGCAAATCTTTCAAACATATCTCTTCCTCCATTATCTATTAAACCACTGGCAGTTAATATTAGTTTACCTGATATTATTAATCCATTAGCTGGTAAATGTATTCCATTCAACTTAAAACATAAGAATGGACAATTTGGTAGATTTATTGCATTAGCAATCTCTCTACTTTACAGCCAATTACAAGATATTATTTTAACTGAAGTCACTAAGATACTGGATAAATGGAAAAATGGATTATGTCCAGATTTTACAGAGTTAAAAGTATTAATCAAAAAAAGAAATAAACTCAGAAAAGACTTAAATACAGTTATTGAAAAAACTCAAAAATACATTGCTTGGGTTTCTGCAGCAAGAGTGGTATTGGAGATTATCAAAGTTATTGCAACATTACTTTGTTTTATTCATATTCCTAGTGCCTTTTCAACAGTATCTATCATCAATAAGATCACTCAATCACATAAAAATGCATTAGATTACATTGATGATTTTTTAGATGATTTAGAAGCTTCTATTAAGGTAATAAAGCAAGCGACTGCCCTTATTGATTTAGTTTTCAACTACCTATCACTTATTGATGGATTACTTTATGACTGTATCAATAGCCAGCAACTAACACAAGATCAGTTAAAAGAGTTAGCAGATTTATCTGGAGGAAGTATCTTCTCAGATGAGTTTTTAGCAAGTAAACTACAAACAGGGACTGATGCAGATATTGCTTCAATATTAAACGAGAAATTAGAACCAACAAATATCAAGTATCAAGGAAAGAATGGAAAGATCTACTATCTATCTGTTATTAGAGTAAATAACCCAAATGATCCAATCCCACAAAGACAGGCAATAGCCAAGGATGATTTAGGTGTGGTAGTATTACAGGGAGAGAAATCCTACTCAGCAACTACTTCAATACTATTACAGGAGATAAAGTTTAGAATTGATAATTCACTTCCATAAACAAAACTATTTATTATTATGAAAGTAGACATGTTAAGAGCTTTAATTAGAGAAGAAGTAAGAACAGCTATCAAAGAAGAGCTGAAAGATATTCTAACTGAAGCAGTTAAGATAGCCTCTTCCCCAGAAAAAGAGACAATCCAAGAAACTATGCCAGTAGGTGTACCCGTAAAAAGAACACCAGTAGATAGAGCTGCTTTAGCTCAGCAAATGGGGTTGACATCCCCTATCCTAAATACTGGAAATCCATTAGAGAGTTTACTACAGGAAACTAGAAGAAATATGGATCCAAATGAATTCAATATGGAAGAAGATAGTATGGATTACATGGGAAGTAAAGGATTAGATATTTCAAAGTTAAGTTTTGTAAAAAATGCTAATAAGATTTACAGAGCTGCTGAAGCTAAAAAACCATAATAAAGAATGTCATACAATCCTATTAAAATAGATCCCTTAGATTTACAACCTAGAAAAGCAATAGGGGTATCCTTTCCTTTTAATGGGAATGCAGTATTCAATTCTACCTATTATTCAAAAGATGCTCTAAAAGCTAACATAATAAACTACTTACTAACAGGTAAAGGTGAAAGATTTTTAAATCCTAACTTTGGGACTGGTTTAAGAAACTTATTATTTGAACAGATAGTAGATAGAGATGTAAAAGAACTACAGTACATAATCAGGCAAGACTTACAAACTAACTTTCCTACAGCTATTATCAGTACTTTAGAAATACAAAGCAATCCTGATGAACACAGTATTGAGTTATTTATTGGATATTTCATAGAGAATACAAACATTTCAGATGAGCTTTACATAAGCTTTGCACAGTAACAATGGCAGAAAAGAGAGACATAAAATACATCAACAGGGAGTTTGGTGATTTCAAACAGCAGCTAATACAGTTTGCTAAAAACTACTTCCCAGATACCTACAATGACTTCTCACCAGCATCCCCTGGTATGATGTTTATTGAGATGGCTGCTTATGTGGGAGATATCCTCTCATTCTACCAGGATACCCAACTACAGGAAACATTCTTACAGTATGCCAAGAACCCAGCCAATATCTACACAATGGCATACATGATGGGTTACACTCCAAAGATGACTTCTGTTTCTGAAGTAAATCTAACAATAACTCAAAAACTAGATGCTATTGGAACTAAAGGTTTACCAAACTGGGATCAAGCACTACAAGTAAAAGCAGGAAGTCAGATACAAGCACAATATGGAGGTACTCAATATTTTTACACTTATGATAATGTAGACTTTAGTTTCTCTAGTTCAGAATCACCAACCATTGTATCAGTATCTAAGATAGCAGGTGGCATTCCTTCAGAATACACTTTAACTAAAACAGTAAAAGCAATCTCAGGTACAATAAACTCAAAAACATTTACAGTTAATGATCCAATACCATACCAAACACTTTATCTTGAAGATAGTTCAATAGTTGGGGTATTAGATATTACAGATAGTGATGGAAATGTTTGGTATGAAGTACCATTTTTAGGACAGGATACAATTTTTGATACTCAATCAAATACTTCATCAGATAAAACAGATACACCATACTTACTAAATGTAAAGAAAGTTTCAAGAAGATTTGTAACAAGGTTTACTTCAAATGGAACTCTTCAAATACAGTTTGGTGCTGGAGTAAGTACCCAAGATGATAATACCTACACCCCTGATCCTTCATTCTTCTCTAACTCAATATTAGGAGGAAAAAGAGATTTAGATAAAGCTTATGACCCTTCCAACTTCTTATTTACAAAGTCATACGGTTTAGCACCTTCTAATACCGATTTAACTATCAGATACCTAGTAGGAGGAGGAGTACAGTCAAATGTACCTGCAGGAACTATTACAGTTCCAACCTCTATTCAAATAACAGGAGTGGATACTTCTAAACAATCCACACTAACTATCATAAATAATGCAGCAGCATATGGTGGAAGAGATGGAGATACTATTGAAGAGATTAGACAGAATGCAGTCAGGGCATTTGCAGAACAGAAGAGATTAGTAACTGCACAAGATTACACTATTAGATCATTATCCTTACCAAGTATTTATGGATCTATTTCTAAAGCATTTGCAGTACAGGATTATGCACTATCCCACAACTCTACAAGAGGTGCTGTAGAATCAAACAATCCATTAGCTATTTCAGTTTATGTATTAGGATATGATTACAATGGTAACCTAAAACAAGTAAACACTTCTCTAAAACAGAATCTAAAAACCTACCTAAATGAATACAAGATGATGACTGATTCAATCAACATCAGAGATGCATTCATTGTAAATATTGGAGTAGAGTATGAGATTATTGTAAAACCTTCTTACAATGGAAGAGATACATTAGTAAACTGTACAGAGAGATTGAAAGAGTACTTCAAAACAAACAGATGGAGTATCAATCAACCAATAAGTCTATCAGAAATCTATTCAGAACTTGATAATGTAGTTGGAGTTCAAACAGTGGAGAAAGTAAAGATAACAAACCTAGTAGATGGTGATTATTCAAAAGTTGCATATGATATTGATGGTGCAACTAAAAAACACATCATCTATCCATCTTATGATCCAATGATTTTTGAAGTAAAATATCCAAACAAAGATATCAAAGGAAGAATAACAACATTATAATATGGCGGTACTAACATACAATATTACCAAAGACGCATTCATCTCTTCATACAACCAAACTAAAAACACTGGTAGGGATGAGATATTGGAAATTGGATTAGATAGAACAAAAGGGGTAGGATACCTAAAGAGAAGTGTTATTACATGTGACACCCAAGAGATCTCTGAGAAGATACTAAATAGTATTAGAGGAAAGAAATATGCAGTTAGACTCAAATATTTCCATGCTATTTCAAATGAACTACCTTCTAATACTTTAGTGAGATTACATCCACTATTGGAAGATTTTACAAATGGAACTGGAAAGTTTGATGATGTAACTTCTGAAGAAGATGGAGTGAACTGGGTTTATTCTGATATTCAAAAAAATAAACAGTGGGGAGAACAGGGAGGATTGTACAATAAGTTAGTTTCATACACACAATCCCTATCACCAAACCAACTACCAGATCTAAACATTGATATCACAGATTACTTCAAATCATACATCTCAGGATCAACTCCAGGATATGGATTAGTTTTGAAGTTAGATGATAGTTTAGAACAAAGTACAAGTGGATCTTACAACATAAAGTATTACAGTTCTGATACAAATACAATCTTCCA